AGTGCAAACGTTACTACAGAAGTAATTCAAAAAGGCACTAAAAAGTTTCGCGTCACTACAAGTGATGGTACAGAAACTTGTCAGTTAGTTGCAGTAGCAAGTGGCTCACTTGCAGCAGGACAGTGTTCACTAGTCGCAACAGACAGTGACGGTAACAACGCATATGTAACTAAACTTACACAAAACTATGTAACATTGGAAAATATTGATAGTACACAGTTCGCAACAGGCGATCGTGCGCTATGGTTGGATGACCAAGATTCAGCAGTTGAAAATGTTAGTGTACTAATCGTAACAGCATAATTTTGCTATTGACACAAAGAGAAGGTTACAGTATAATACACTGTAACCTTTTTTATTGACATGATTGAATTTGCATTTATATTAGGTAATGGCGTAACACGCTTGGAAGTAAATCCACAAGAATTACTTCAGCGAGGCAAAGTCTATGGCTGTAACAGAATATATCAGGAGTTTGAACCTACTGTGCTAGTAAGCACAGATCGCGGTATGTCACATGAAATACAACAAAATGAGTATAGTAAAAGACGCCAACACTACACACGCAAACAGTATGTTATAGAACACAGTGGTGCTAGGATATTACCACAACTAATACATAATTTTAGCAGTGGACCTGCTGCGTGTGGACTTGCTTGTTTGACTGACGCAGAGTATATCTTTTTATTAGGATTTGATCTTAAAGGACAACATAACTTTATAAACAATATATACGCTGGTACTTTACATTACAAAAGTAAAGACAGTGCGCCAACATATTGGGGTAGTTGGGAGACACAGATTAGCACATTGCTTACAAAATTTCCTAGTAAAAACATAGTTCATGTTAATCCATTGCATGAGTTTACAAGTGTTCGTTGGATGAAACACACAAACTTTAGAACTATGAATTTGTTGGAGTTTGCACAAGTGATAAATAATCTATAAGCAGGAATTTATAAATGAGCCAAACAAAAAGAATAGGTGGAGACTATACTATCGTTGCAAGCGGTGGTACTACTATTGACAGTGCTTTAACTGTTACTGGTAACTTGACCGTTACAGGTACAACTACAACTGTATCAACAACTAACACTGAAATAACTGATAGAGTTGTTGTATATAACAGTGGTGAATCTGGCGCCGGTGTAACTGGTGTATACAGCGGCATTGAAGTTGATCGTGGCAGTTTAGCAAACGCACTGATTGTGTTTGATGAAAGCACAGATACTTTTCGTATTAGTACAGACGGCGGCAGTTCTTATGACACTATAACAACATCTGCAGGCGCTGGCATTGCAAATATTGTAGAAGATACAACTCCGCAGCTAGGTGGAGACTTAGATACAAATGGTTTTAATATTACTAGTGCCAGAACAAACGAAGATATTAATGTAATTCCTGCAGGTACTGGAAATTTAGTAATTGACAGTGCAATAAGACTTAATGACCAAAGTACTCCAAGTTCAGTAAACAATGCAACATTGCTATATGCAGCGACTGCATCGGGCGGAGGCAGTGGTGTATTTTTTGTAGATGGTAGCACCAGTGACGAACTAGTAAGCAAATCAAAAGCCATCGTATACGGATTAATATTTTAAAGGAACTAACAAATGGCAATTACACAAACCGAAGTAGGCGCAACTGCTACAACAGTATACACAAGTAGCGGAACAACTGCACTTACTTGTATGTTTTTCATGAACGATAATGCATCGGCAAGAACACTTACTGTGCATGTTGTAAAAAGCGGCGATAGTGCAGGCACAGCTAATACTATTGTAAAAGCTATTAATATTGATCCAGCTGATACATATGTAATTAACACAGAAAAACTAGTACTAGACAACGGCGACACTATACAGTGTACAGCAAGTGCAGCCTCAAGTATTCAAGCAACACTGAGCTCGGTGACTATCTAATGGCTGGCTTTGTAAAAACAAGAGGTACTTTCGATGGCGGTGATGTTATCAAAGGTTCTAGCGATTCAGGCAGTACTAGTACACCTGCAGGCGGAACTGCAGATAGACCAAGTGTAAGTCAAGCAGGCGATTTTAGGTTCAATACTGACACAAACAAAATGGAATACTTTGATGGCAGTGCATTTGTTCAAATTAGTAAAGAAGGCAACGTTACTATTACGCAAGATAGTTTTACAGGTGACGGTTCAACGGCTGCGTTTACAATGAGTCAATCAGTCACTAGCAACCAGCCCCAACGTGTAGTTGTAGCAGTAGGAAACGTTTATCAAAATCCAGCAAGTGCTTACACACTAAGTGGTACAACTATTACATTCACAAGTGCTCCTGGTAGTAGCGAAAGTGTAACTGTAATCCACGGATACGACAGTACTACGCACTAAGCATAAATACACTTAATAAACCCTGTCACCTCGGATGTTAGTAGGTGATCGCAGGATAGCGGAGTGTAGGTATGGCTATAAGTCGTATTGGGGGCAGAGCTCTCAAAGCAAATTTAGAACGTGATAGCAATTTAGCGTTTAATACTACAACACTCGTAGTTGATTACTCCAATGGTCGCATTGGTATAGGAACAGCAAGTCCTTCTGAAAAACTTAGTATTACTGGATCAGCAACTATAAGCAATACGCTTACAGTTGGCACTAGTGCTGACATTGATGGCATCCGCATCATTGATAACAACATCCAAGCAACAAGAACAAATGATGATGTAACACTTGTGCCTAGCGGCACAGGTGGTGTAAACGTTAGCACAAGTATAATCAGTAACGTTCTTGATCCTGTAGCATCACAAGATGCAGCTACAAAAGCATATGTGGATTCACAAATCAGCGGTGGTGCAGTAAGCACTGGTATGGATATTACACTGGGTACAGTAACAGACAGTGATCTTGTTACTGATTCTATGTTCAAAGGACTGACCACAGCAACCAAAGTTTCAGATGCAATTGATGATATAAACGAAGCACTACAAAATGTGTTAAACAGTACTGCAGTCAGTAATGTAGATTTCACAGCAGATACCACCAGTGGTGCAAGTGGATTGGTAGTAACACTAACTATTACAGCAGACGGAAATCCTAATAGATATACAATCAACTGGGGTGACGGCACAACGGATACTGCAGTGACAGATAGTACACCAAGTCACACTTATAGTACCAACGTTGGATCGCCATTTGATGTCACAGTTACAGCATTTAACAACGGTGGCAGTGGAAGCGGTAGCACAGAGACTGAAGCCAAAACAGATTTTATTACCATCTTTACTGCAACACCAGTTGTAAGTTTTGCAGCATATGCAGCACCAACTGGCGGAAGTGCTATTACACAATGGGATGACGGCGATACTATCTATTTTGAAAACAACACCACAAATGTTGGCAGTGCTACAATCCAGTTTACCTGGGATTGGGGAGACAGTGAATCTGATGATGTAATCACAGATGACACCGCCAGTGGTGGTACAGCAGGCAGCAGACTTGCACACACATTTACAGCAAGCACAGAAACAGATGTACAGCGCACTGTGAGTTTGACCTTAGACAGTCACACCAGTGCATTGCCTGCAGATATTCCTGCCAGTGATTCTACAGTGTTCAAACTATATGATGATCACACACCAACTGTCACACTAGATGACAACAGTGGTGTTAATGAAGAATCGACAAGTGGACACGTTGTTGCACTTACAAATACAACAGAAGCAGGCGTTGGCAGCCAAGCAACATTTGGCATAACATATCAATATCAGTTTGGTGATGGAACAAGCAACGTAAACGTAAACGCTGGTAGCGGCGCGGCAGGTGATAGAAACGTTGCCCTTAATCACACCTATGCATTAAGTAGCAGTGACCAAGCAAACGGAACTGCAAGAGATTACACAGGAAACTTGCGTGTAATTAGTAATCACACAAGCAGTCCGTTTATAAGCAGCACATTCTCAGTACACGTTGAGCCAGATGTAAGAGCAAATATTGCTGGTACCGCAGTCACAGTAAACACTGGTAGCGGTGATAACCAATATACAATCTATGACTTTACTGACTTGGACAGTGTGAACCGTGCTATTGTGCGTATGACAAACACAAGTCAAAATGCAGATGACTATGTGTATGACTGGGATGATAGTAGCAGCAACGATAGTGTCACAGAAGATGGCAGTGCAGCAGGCAGTATTGGTGCAACACTTGATCATGACTATGCAGGTGAAGGCACAGCAAACTACAATGTATCATTTACAGCAAATGGAACACCAGATATTACTGCGCAAACAGATACAGACTCGAGCATTACATTTAACCTAAAAGCAACACCTGGCGCTCCTGCAAGTCTAAGTGCAAAATCTATTACACTAAGCGACAGTACACAAGGCACACTTCCAAGACTTGCAAATGGCTTTACGGACAACACCAGTAGCGCAACTACACTATCTGCAGGTGCTGATCTGAGTACAACAACAGCAAGACGCTATACCAGTGGTACTATTGATACAAGTGTAGCAAGCAATTTTTATAACGGTGCAACAGGAACACTTGCTGCAGAAATTAATGCAAGTGATGATGGCACAAAAGCATTTACTGCAAGTGAAGGTGAAACTGGAACATTTACCAGTCTAGTTGTAAGCAGTAATGTTGACTATGACACAGTTGATAGTAGTTACCCGCAGAGACTATATCTAGTTGCAAGTGCTAAAATTACCAAAGCACTTAGTGGTTATAGCACAGGTCTTAGTGCGCAGCGACTAACACATACTACTACGGGCAACACCAACTATGTTCATGTGCTTAAAGATGATTTAACTGCAACGCCTACATTTGGTACAGTTGGTACATTAAGTGAAGGCACAGGCGGCACTAAGCGTTATATCTCAGGTATTCCTTATTACAATACTGGTAGTCCAACACTAACACTTAGTAGCACTACTATTAACGACCTAGTAGGTCAAGCATACACAAACCAATCTAACATTGTTGAGATTGACAGTGACACAAATGCTGAAGGCACAAGCAGTAGTGCGTTCAGCGCACAAGACTATACCTATGCAAACATTGATGGTGCATCAACAATGCTATCAGGCGGCATACCAACAGTAAATGTTGGCACAAGCAGTGCTTATGCTATTGGCGATTTAACTATTCCTATTACAAGTTCAAGTGTACGCACAGTTGATACTGCACACATCCGTGCTAGAAATGTTAATGGTATAAGCAGTTATAGCAACCTAACAGGAAATATCCAAGTACACACTGCAGCACAAAGTGGCATCAGTGAAATTGCTATTGCTGTTAGTGACAGTTTAGGCAATGGCACATACACAGATGATGGTACAAGAAGTGCAGCATTCCTAGCAGACACAACAGATACACCTAGTTACAATGGTGCAACAAACTTCTATACAAGTAGTTTATACAGTGAAGCAAGTGATCCGGGTGTAAGTGGTACAAAAGAAGCAACTATAAGACTGGGTGTGCTAAAGCACGATGCTACAGATTATAGCACAGGGTATTTGCCATTAGGTCCTGATAGAAGTGGTGATACAGGAACACAATACTTTACATTTGCTTTCCGTAGACAGGTTGTTGCTAGTTTTGATATTAACATTACTTCAAGTGGCATTGCTGGTATGTGGATTGCAGCACCAGGAACTGCTATTGACAGTGCAAGTGGATTAAATGGTTGGCTAGAATGCACTGCACAGTATGCTGGTGCAGGTGTACCAGGCAGTAATACAGGCAGTGGCGGTAATGGAAGTGATGGATGTGCAAACACAGGTGCAGATGTTGTGCCCACTAGTAGTAGTCTAAGTGGTGGATATACGATGACGCTGGGCAGTGAGAATATGAGTAATGCAACAGGAAATGTGGTACTAGTGCGTATAGCACTTACAAGTGGACAGAGTGTTACAGCTCTTAGCATAGGAGTTGCTGCATAATGGCTATTTCAGATGGACAAAAAGTAGATTACCTCTTTAAGAAACTGGGCTTTGGTATTACTAAAACTGATACCAATGCTAACAAAGTTGCTGCTAACGAAAGTATTGCTAGTCCACTATTGCTTCGTGGTGATAAAGTTTGGCAGCAAGCAAGTAGTATTCCATCAACTAAACCTGGAAGTAGTTCGGGTGTAGTTACAGTTTATACTGGTGCAAGCACAGTAGAATGTACAGCAGACATTACATCAAGTTCAAACAGAACCTGGAAAACAGGACAAACAGATTGGATTCCACCAGAATTTGGTAGTACATATCTTGTTAATGTATATGTGCATACTAGCAGTGACGCAAGTAATGCAGAAGATATTGCAAATAAAGTGTTTATTACAGGTAGTGGAAACAACGACGAATGGTTCTTTGACTATCAATCAGGTGTACTACACTTTATCGGTACTAACTTGCCCGATGGTGTAAACTTCTCAGGAAAAAGTGTTTATGTAGCGGGTGCAAAATATACAGGTGCATTTGGAGTAGGCGGTGACACAGGCACTGTGGAGTTCAGTGGCAATACACTTACAACTGCTACTGCAGGAGATGATCTGACACTTGATCCTGAATCAGGAAGTCTTGTAATAAGTGGCACAACTGCGCTGCAGATACCAGTAGGCACAGAAGCACAACGACCAACACCCGCGAAAGGTATGATACGCTTTAACGATGATAGTGATCAAGTTGAAGTTTATAATGGCACAAGTTGGGTTGCAGTAGGCAGTGTTAACACTGTAACCAAAGATGATTTTAGTGGTGACGGAAGTACTACAGCATTTACACTGAGTCAAAGTGCAAGTACTGATGCTGTTATTGTTAGCCTAAACGGTGTTGTACAAGAAAGCACAAACACCTATAGTGTAAGCAGCACAACACTAACATTCAATGAAGCACCTGAAACTGGTGATGTAATACAAGTTAGAAACTTCTACAGTGGAAGCACACTACAACCAGCAAGCAAGTTTAACAGTTACACAACCACAGAGCGTAATGCACTCAGTTCAGCAAATGGTGATGTAGTATACAATGAAACTACACACAAGTTTCAAGGCTATGCAAACGGTAGTTGGGTAGATTTCCACTAATCTGCTAAATAATATTGCAAGCGTTCTGTCTTGCTTAGGTTAAACTTTATCCTTTTCTAAAAAAAGTCTGTAAAAAGTTAATAAAACCCCCCTTAACCGTTAAAAAACACTAGAACTTTTGACGCTGTTTTTGTGCGACTAGATTATATTTTCCCCGTATCCACTAAATACACTTGTTATATATATACACGATATCGTGATTGGACGGAGAAAACTAAAATGGCATTGACCAGAATTAAAACCAACCAGATTACTGATGGGGCAGTAACCACAGCAAAAATTGGTGCAAATGCTGTTACCTCAGCAAAGTTGGAAAACAACCTTACCTACGGCAGTAATTTTACAGTCTCAGGTAACTTGACAGTTTCAGGTACTACAACAAGTGTTAGTACAACAAATACTCGCGTTGAAGATGCTATTATTGCACTAAGCGCAGAGGCAACAGGATCAGGTAGTGTTGATAGTGGACTACTTATTAATCGTGGTGATGATGACAACCAAGCATTTTTATGGGATGAGACTGCAGACGAATTTGTAGTTGCAAACGTTGGCGCAGAAGATGGCGATACAGCAGGCAATGTAACAATTAGTAGTTACGCTGGATTACACGCAGGTGCAGTAGTATATGGATCATTAAATGATGGTACAACAACACTAACATCAACTGTTGCAGAACTTAATTTAATCGACGGATCAGGCGCAGGCACAATTGTAAACAGTAAAGCAGTAATTTACGGAGCAAGCGGTGAAGTAAATGCTACTACATTACAAATTGCCGGTACTAGTATTACTGCAACAGCCGCTGAACTTAACATCATGGACGGCGACACAAGTGTAGGCACTGATGCTTTTGCTGCTGGTGACGGACTTGTAACAAATGATAACGGTACTATGAAGCAAACTAGTATTGCTACACTAGATACATTTTTATCAGCAAGTACAAAGACACTTACAAACAAAACTATTGACAGTGCAAGTAATACACTTACGTTGGATTTAAGTGAAGGTACACTTACTGGTACTACAGCAGAATTTAACAGTGCATTAAGTGATGGTAGTTTTGCTACACTAGCAGGCACGGAAACATTAACAAACAAGACACTAACTGCTCCAATAGTTGATCAAATTGAGGACTCTAACGGTAATGAACTTATTATCTTTACCACAACAGCAAGTGCAGTCAACGAAATTACACTAGCAAACGCGGCAGCAAGTGGTCATCCAACTATTACCACAACAGGTAGTGACACAAACATCAACCTAGTACTAAGTCCAAAAGGTTCTGGTACAATTGATGTTGATACAAGTAAAATTGTAAACGTTACTGATCCAACAAGTAACCAAGACGCAGCAACTAAAGCATATGTTGACAGTAGTGTATCAAGTGGTTCTACACTAGCTATTGCTGGTGACAGTGGCACAGACAACGTTGTTGTTGGTACTAACACATTTACATTTAGTGGTACTTCAAATGAAATCGTTACAGCGGTAACAGACAACACAGTAACTATTAGTTTGCCAGATGATGTAACAATCGGCGGTGATGCAATTGTTACAGGTAACTTGACAGTTAACGGTACTACAACTACAATTTCAACAACAAACAGTGTGGTTAGTGATAACTTAATCGAACTTAACAACGGCGCAGGTTCAAACGCTAACGATAGTGGTATTGTTATTGAGCGTGGTTCAACAGGCGACAATGCTATCTTTGTATGGGATGAGAGTGCTGATAAGTTTACTATGGGTACTACCACTGCAACAGGTTCAAGTACAGGTGATTTAACTATCACAACAGGTACACTGGTTGCAAATATTGAAGGTAATGTTACAGGTAATGTAACTGGTAGTGCAGATACACTAACAACAGCAAGAGCGATTCAAATAAGTGGTGATGTTACTGGTACTGCAAACTTTGATGGCAGTGCAGCAATTAACATTGCAGCAACTATCGCAGCTAACTCAGTAGCACTTGGCACAGATACCACAGGTAACTATGTTGGCACAGTCACTGGCGGCAATGGTATTGCTAGTACTGGTGCTACATCAGGTGAAGGCATTGCTCATTCATTGAGTGTTGACCTAGCTGATACAGCAATTTTTGCAAGTGATGGCACAGCAAGTCGTGCAGTGGTACTTGACGGTAGTGGTGACTTTACAGCAAGCACAGTGACAACCACAAATATTGATGGTATCATTGGTGCAAACACAGCGGCGGCAGGTAGTTTTACAACAGTTGGTACAACAGGTGAAGCAACACTAGCAAGTGCTATTGTAAGTGACTTGACTTCAACTCGCATTGTATTCGCAGGCACAAGTGGTGCTCTTGAAGATAGTGCAAACTTGGTATTTGCTAGTAACTCACTAGATGTTACAGGTGCTATTACTGCAAGTGGTAACATTGACATTGCAGATGCTGGCTCACTTAGAGTTGGTACAGGCAATGACTTTACTATTAACCATGATGCAACAAACACAACAATTACAAACGGCACAGGTATACTTGCAATTGATGGCGCAGCAACTAGTGCTATACGCATCAACGAAGCTGGTGCAAACGTTGATTTTGTCGTAGAAGGCGAAAATGACGATGATGTGTTTATTATTGATGCAAGTCAGGACAATGTGGGTATTGGTGGTACACCAAACGCTAACGCAATTCTGGACATTAACGACACAGGCGCAATCCTACTTGCTCGTGGTACAACAGCACAGCGTCCAGGCACAGCGGTAACTGGTATGTTCCGTTATAATACAACTAGTAATACGCTAGAATATTATGACAATAGTGATTGGGCAGGTATTAGTTCGGACTTTACACTTGCTAGTTCACAAACATTCAGCGGTGATGACAGTACAACAGCATTTACACTAAGCGCACTAACTGGCGCAGATAGTTACACAGTTGCTGGCGTACTTGTTATGCTTAACGGTGTGGTTCAAGAACCAACAACTGTTTATGGTATAAGTGGAGTAACACTAACATTTACAACTGCTCCTGCAACAGGTGACTTGATTGAAGTGCGTAAGTTTACAACAACTACAACTGTTACTGCACTAGCAGACAGTGATGGTGATACACAGGTACTAGTTGAAGAAAGTGCAGATGAAGATATTATCCGCTTTGATATTGGTGGCAGTGAAAAAATGACACTTAGTGCTACACAACTTAGTGTAACAGGAGACATTGTTGCTACTGGTGATATTACTGCAAATGGTGATATTACACTTGGTGATGCTGCAACTGATACGATTACGTTTAATGCAGACATTGCAAGTAATATTATTCCAGATGCTAACAATACTCGTGATATTGGTGCTAGTGGTACAGCATTTGCAAATGTTCATGCTACTACATTCACTGGTGCTCTAACTGGTGATGTAACAGGTAATGCTGATACTGCAACTACATTAGAAACTGCTCGTAACATAGGTGGCGTTAGTTTTGATGGTAGTGCAGCAATTAACTTACCAGGTGTTAATACTGGTGGTAACCAGGATACTTCAGGTAATGCAGCGACTGCAACTGCATTAGAAACTGCAAGAAACATAGGCGGTGTATCATTTGATGGTACTGCAGCAATTAACTTACCAGGTGTTAATACTGGTGGTAACCAGGATACTTCAGGTAATGCAGCGACTGCAACCACCTTAGAAACTGCTCGTAACATAGGTGGTGTTAGTTTTAATGGAAGTGCAAATATTAACTTACCAGGTGTTAATACTTCAGGTAATCAGGATACAAGTGGTACTGCAGCAATAGCAACTACAGTTACAGTAGCAGATGAAAGTAGTGATACAACTTGTAATGTACTGTTTACAACTGCAGCAACAGGTAATTTAGCACCTAAATCAGGTACTAACTTAACATTTGATAGTGCAAACGGTAACTTGACAACTACAACATTTACTGGTGTTGCAACAAGCGCACAATACGCTGACTTGGCTGAGATGTACGCAGCAGACGAGGAAATTGCTCCTGGTACTGTTGTACACTTTGCAGGTGAAGGCAAACTAGCAGAATGTGATATTGAAAACTGTCGTGCAGTTGCAGGTATTGTAAGTACTGATCCAGCACACTTGATGAACAGTGCGCAGGAAGGTGTTGCACTAGCACTAGCAGGTCGTGTACCATGTAAAGTAACTGGCGCAGTAGCAGCAGGTGACTTGATGGTAAGTGCAGGCAACGGTATGGCAATGGCTAATAACGAAGCAGCAATGGGTACAGTAATTGGTAAAGCAATCGAAGCCAACGAAGGTGGCGAAGGCGTTATTGAAGTACTAGCACTAATGATGTAATAATAAAAATATATAAAGAATAGCACCTTTGGGTGCTATTTTTTTGACTTAAAAGAACGGATAAATACAAGCAGTTAATTAAGGAATGTATATATGGCGTTTACCAGACCTAAAGCCGCGCAAATTGATTTTGATGTAACTAATATATCAGATCCACTGATTAGACTTAACAGTGCTGAAACAGGAAGTGCAGACAAAGATGTTGGTATCGTAATTGAGCGCGGTGATGACACCAACGTTGCTATTATATATGATGAAAGTGCAGACCAGTTTGTACTAGTAAACACCACAGAAACAGGCACTACAAGCGGTAATGTAACAATTGCAAGTTATGCAGGTATGCAAGCAAATGCTATTGTATATGGTTCACTAAATGATGGCACTACTACACTGTCTGCAACTGTCGCAGAACTCAACCACTTAGATGGTGTTACAGGTATTACACTAGGCACTGCTGGCAATATTCTTATTGTTGACAGCGATGGTACAGGTATTGCAAGTGACACTAGTTTAACCATTGACACAGCCAACAACAGACTTGGTATTAATCAAACTAGCCCTGAAGTTACACTGCACATGACAGGTGAAAGTTCACAGTCGGCACAAATACGCATGGAGCAACACGATAACAGTGTAGATGCTCCAGACATTAGAACACGCAAAAGCCGAGGTACAGCGGCTAGTTCAACAACTATAAGTGCTGGTGACTATCTCTTTAGAATGAACGCAGAATACTACAATGGCACAAGTTATGTAGTTGGTGGTCAGATTGCTATAGATTCTAGTGGTTCTAATATCAACAGAACAGTTATATCACTCAGTGCAACCAAAGATGGCACAGGTGTGGATGCTGCTACACTTGCTGATGTTGATCTTAGGATTGACGGTAACGACAGTGGTGCTATTACATTCAACAACGCATACAAATTTCCAACCTCGGATGGTAGTGCAAACCAGTTCTTACAAACAGATGGTAGTGGAGCATTAAGTTTTGCTACAGTTACATCTAGTTTTACACTTGCTGCTGATAGCGGAACAAGTGATTCATTTAGTACTGGCGGAACATTAACTTTTGATGGCGGCACAGGCATAGATACAACTGTAAGCAATGATCAAATAAGCATTGCTATTGACAGCACAGTCGCCACACTTACCGGCAGTCAGACACTAACAAACAAAACACTAACTACACCTGTTATCAGTAGTATTAGTAACACAGGCACACTAACACTTCCTACTAGCACAGATACACTGATTGGTCGTGCTACTACAGACACACTTACAAACAAGACTCTAACAAGCCCTACTATTAGTACACCAACTATTACTGGCAACACCACAATATCTAATGACTTAACAGTATCAGGTAACTTAACTGTTAGTGGGACAACAACTACATTGAGTACTACAAACAGTGTAGTCAGTGACAGTTTAATAGAACTAAACAATGGCGCAAGTAGTAATGCCAATGACTTAGGTATTGTCATGGAACGCGGTAGCACAGGTGATAATGCAATCTTTGCCTGGGACGAAAGTGCTGATGCATTTGTTATGGGTACAACTACTGCTACAGGTGAAAGTACTGGTGACCTTACTATTGCTAACGGCGAACTTAGACTAGATACACTACGCATTGACCAAAGCGGAACTGGTTTGCGTATGACAAATGTTGGTGCGTTTGACAATGATGGTAGCGACAACTTTCGTATTTTTGCTACCAATGATTTACAACTTAAAGCAAATGGTGATTCGGGTGGCGGTTTAACAATTGATGCTACAAATCAAGATGTAACTATTACAAACGATTTGCGTGTAACTGCTGGTCAGTTCTACTACGGTGGTACTGCAGTAACTAGCACAGCCGCTGAACTTAACATACTTGATGGTGTTACGGCAACAGCAGCAGAACTAAACATAATTGACGGTGACACTGCAGCAACTAGTACCACACTTGCTGACGCTGACAGAGTTGTAGTCAATGATGCAGGCACAATGAAGCAGGTTGCACTTACAGATTTTGAAACATATTTTGAAACTGCACTTGATACACTCAGCAATGTCACCAGTGTTGGCACACTAAACGGACTTACTATTGCAAGCACACAAACCATAGACATGGGTGCCAATAGAGTTACAAGTGTTGCAGATCCAGTAGGAAACCAAGATGCTGCAACAAAAGCATATGTGGATGCAAACGCCGGCGGCGAAGGTGGCGCAAGTGGATTTACAGCAAGTACAACTACTACTGCTCCGGGTAGTGACGGTGATTTTGATTTAAGTTTTAATGTTGCACAAGACACACAAGAAACACCCTTTGAAGCAGGCGGCAGTGATGCTTTTGGTGTTTCGTTAGGCGAAGTTTATGATCAGATGGAACCAGTAGGAAGTACTAGTGTAGTAGACTTGGGCGCATTTACATGATAAATATAGCAAAGGATTAAAAGATGCCAACACAGTTACAATTTAGAAGAGGTACAACTGCCCAGAACAATGCATTTACAGGTGCGGCAGGTGAGATTAGTATAGATACAGATCTTAATACCATGAGAGTTCATGATGGTAGTACTGCAGGTGGCCAAACATTACCAACACTAACTGCAACGCAAACTTTTACTAATAAGACATTAACTAGTCCAACTATCACAGGTACTGGTGCTATTGCTGGTACATTCACTGGTAATATTACAGGCGATGTTACTGGAAACGCAGATACTGCAACTACTGCAACAGCACTTGCAACAGCAAGAGCAATTCAAGTCAGTGGCGCCGTAACAGGTACCGCCAACTTTGATGGTAGTGCAGCAATTAACATTGTGACCACTAATACTGCTGATCCAACAATCACACTTACTGGTGCAGTAACTGGATCAGGCACATTAACAAACTTGGGTGATGTAAGTATTGCAACAACTGCTACTGCAGATCCAACAATCACACTTGCTGGCGACTTGAGTGGTAGTGCAACTCTTACTAATTTAGGCAGTGCTACTCTTACTGCAACTATTGCAGCTAACTCAGTAGCACTTAGTACTGATACAACTGGAAACTATGTACAACAAGGTGCTACAAGTGGTAATGGTATAAGCGGTAGCGTAAACAGTGAAGGCGGAACATTTACTGTAACAAGTAATGCAACCAACGCAAACACAGGTAGTACTATCGTATTTAGAGACAGTAGTGGCGACTTTAGTGCAGGCGTTATTACAGCAACAACCACTGCAGCACGATACGCTGACTTGGCAGAACGCTATACAGCAGACGCAGACTATGAGCCAGGCACAGTATTAGTATTTGGCGGCGAAGCAGAAGTTACACAAGCTACAAATAAGTATGATAAACGTATTGCTGGTATTGTAAGTACTGATCCTGCTTTTCTAATGAACGAAAGTTTAGAAGATGGTATTAGTGTTGGTCTTGTAGGACGCTTGCCTTGTAAAGTAGTTGGCGAGATCCGCAAAGGTGACTTGATGGTGAGCAGTGCAACTCCAGGATATGCAGAAGCATGGCGTGACGAAAGCAATCCTCCAGCAGGTAGTGTTATTGGTAAAGCACTGGAAAATAAAACAGGCGCAAGCACAGACGTTATTGAAGTTGTTGTAGGCAGAATCTAATGTCCCAGGGACGGTTTTATACCGCAGACTACATGGGGGAGATGGTCAGCGCAAATACTAGTTGGAAAACACGCAACGATCCGGACAGTATGACATGGGTTGAAAAAACCATCATTAATGAAGATCATGATGGTATTGCACATGTGATTGGCAACAGCAAATCTCGAAGCAAATTTGATTTAAGAATGCTTAAAGGACAAACAGGCGGCGCTAGAGGTGTGCGTAGTGTAGGTCAAAGTTATGGATGTAATTTACTATACAAAGATTTTATCCCAACATTTTTAATTGTTCTTAATAAAGACATTTGCACAGACATTGCAAGTAGTGATTACACTGAAGAAAATATTGTTTATAGTAATGTAAAAAATATTCTAGCACATTCAGGCAATTTTCATTTATATCCTCAAATGTATACAGGTAGTGCAGGTAATTTAGCGTTACGTCTTGCATGTGCAGATGGACATAAACAAATTTTTATGGTTGGAATGACCTGTTATAGTGATTCTTTTGATAATATGTATATAGGTGAACATGATTCATATACTGAAACAAATCTTGAAAGTGCAAACGCAAAGTTTACACAAGAAAACGCTAAGACATTTCTAACATATAATGATGTTGAGTTTTATTATGTTGCAAATGATATAGGACTTATGCCTGAAGCATATAACTGGTGCCCTAATGTCAAGGAAATTACATATTTAGAATATTATAACCTAGCAGGACTAGGTGCTGTTGCACATTAAACTTTCGATAGTTGTAATCTTATTAACAATATCTTCAATTTGAAGCGTAGTAAACACTCCAGGATGTAGTGGCTTTGGCCAACTATCTAGTTTACTCCACGCATAGCCTTTGTGTTCGCTGTTTAGTTTAGGGATAAATTCATCTTCTACAACACATACATAGGTGCTGTAAGTAAAGTTATTCTTACTATTAGTAAACTTTTCTACTGGGATAGTTTTTAGTACAAGCGGCATAAAGCCAATCTCTTCAATAATTTCACGCTGAAGTGCAGTATACTCAGTTTCATCTCGTTCTACTTTGCCGCCAACAAATGCCCACATATTATTATACCTGGCGCCGTTGCGCAGTACAAACATATATCTACTTGTTGATTTGCTTAGAAATAACGCTCCAACACTACTGTTAGATAACGATGCTCCAGTCGCCTGCTTGATATTCGCCTTCATAGCTCTTGACCCATTCTGTTCCGGTCCACTTATACTGAAGTCCTGTGTTTGCATTAGTCATATAGTGTACACCCGAATCGGTGCTACTGTCAAATGCTATTTGCCAACCTGTGCCATTATATTCAACAATGTCGTTGCTACCTGCTACTAAATCTCCCCATGCATCTGGACCGTCTGTATTGTCCGCATCGCCAATATTATTAAGGATAAGATAACGCTGCCCTGTTGCTGCAGCCGCAAGTCCTGCACCAGGTGCGCTACGCAAAGGATTAATAATTTTTGTAACTGCTGGAATATCATTTGTTGGAATAGTATCGCTTTGTATTGTCCATAGCAGTTTGTGTGGATCACTAGGATGGAACGCAACTGTGCCTACTATTTCTGCAGAGCCTTGCTCTAAACGTAGTTGACTTATACCACTTTGTAGTTCACCATATTGATTGATAAGTGCAGCCCAACTAACATCATCTGAGCCAACTTTTTCTGGTGGATCATTTAATGGTGTATAATTTACTTTGTTAGTGCTAGTTTCATTGCGATCTAGTATTTGTACAGTGTTGCCAAGTATAATAATACCAAAATTCATTGGCGTAAATTTCATACGCTCACCTAGCAGTATTTGTCCATCAATAACACCATCTGCAATACCACCCTGATCATCATATATACTAGCAACAATCTTGTTTATAACACCAAGTTTCTTAACCTTAGCAGGTGCAGTTAACCATATTGGAACAGTAAATGAAAGTGTAGCAATATCAATTTGTTCATCAACACCTACAGGCACACTTCTGCTACTAAATTGTACATTTGCAAGTTCAATATAACTTAAACTTGTCCAATCTAAATAGTTATCAGTGCTTTGTATTTCAAGTGCAGGATTATACAGTACTAGTATTTGTTCCATTAGTTGTAGTTTTTGATTAGTATTACTAGTCCACACATCCACATTTAATTGCAGTGTATATGGAACAGGCATAACACGTTCAACTGTAAATGCATTTCCTTGCTGTGTGTTGTATTCGTTTGTATTAGGATCGAACTTGCGCATACGAATATGCTTCTTGTCAATAAATGTAGGATCTTGTCTGCGCTCTGCGTTGTATTCTAGTCCTGTCATATAACAACTAATCATAGGTGTTGGTATAATTTTGTTCTCACTGTTTTCACGAATAATGCTGCTTACCATACGAGTACTATCGCCATACTTGACAGGCACAGTGACCAGCGTGACATTACCATCTCTGTCCTTGCCATACTCAACTTGAAAGTTACTAAATGCACGAATAAACTGCAATAGGAAACGTCTTATCTGTTCATCATAAAAGAATTGTTGTGGCATTAATCTTCTCTAGGTTTCAGTGCATCACTAAGCGACTGTCTACTGGTTGCAGTAGTGTTATCGTCTGCAGTAAATGTGCTTGTGTTATTAATAAATCCATCCATTTGTGTTGAGCCTGAGCCCGGTGTAAGTCTACTACGCACATCATCTTCTACTTTAATCCAACGCGATCCGCTGTATCTAAACAGTCTGTTTGGAAGGAAGTCCAAGCGTAATATAAAGTCGCCTTCTTGACTGTCACTTGGGAAACTAGTACCCATACTAATTGGTTCACCGTTAGGAGCAAGTCCATCGCCTACCAAATAACCACTATAAGCATTGCTATTTGTAGGTGTAATACGTCTAGCATCTGCACTTGCATTAGTACTGTCTGCATTTTGTTCAGTGTCGTCGGCATTGACACCTTTAGACTCTAGTGGTCTGCCAGTAACTGGATCAGTAGGAACAATATAGTATTGACTTGTATCATATCCGCTCTCTGGAACTTCTGCTTCTGCTGCAGCAACAACCTTGTTAGAAATTTCAAGTTCTTTGTTGTATGTACTAAGCAGATCACGAAGCGTATTGTCTGTAGTGTTACCATCACTATCTTCTTGTAACACATTTAAAATATCGTTGTATTCTTGTGCATCTACTAGTGGAGTACACTTGACACGCCACAAATGACTCCACCAAGTTGGGCTAAATCCTTCACTTGGGCGACTGCCTTCTTGTACTACATAATAGCGTTTCAGGCTTAGTTCTACACTTTCATCAAGTGCGCTAAAGTCTGTTAGATGTGGCAATTCTATAACATCGCCTGACATAAGTTTTCGTCCAAGATTGTTAAGCATGTCATTCTCATGCAATGTAATAAACAGTGTGTCGTTTGCTAAAAACAAACCAAACTGTGATAAGTCAAAATCTGTATCGCTTACACTGTATATACCACGCAAACTGTAGATGTCTTGATCGTATACTCTGTCTCTGTTCTCTAGGAATAAGAAATCTTGTATGCCCAATGGATCAGGTTCTTGATAGTTAGGTTGGCTAGGATCACTACCGCCTTGGCTTGCAACACCTAAATACTTGTGTACATTAATTCCAGTCCCACCAATTGTAAACATCTCCTTCATTCGTCTGTCGAAGAAGCGATAATCGTTGGTATGAGCACCGTCTTTCCATAGTGAAATTCTTGGCATATCTATTCCTTATTGCGTAGTATTTATCGCTTATAAATAACCTCGATGAAACTAGATCTACACGGACATAATATACATGCAGCGTGGCGAATGTTTAATACTCGCATGACAGATGCATACTATAATAAGCAACGCACTGTGGTTGTTGTTACAGGGCAAGGTGCTATTATGCATGAGTTTCAGAGCTGGTGTGCGCAACATCCCCATGTTATAGCATGGACAAATGCAAATAATCCAGGAAGTTACAAGATATCTCTTAAAAAAGGTTGACACATCCTCAAAAGGTGCTATATTAATATAGTAAGTTGAAATTGAGGAGAGATACATTATGGTTAGTAACGCAAAATTTAAAGATTTCGTTGTAGCACTTAGCGCAGAAGATCAGCAAACAGTTGTTGATAGGCAGTTGCGTTTGCTTCCTGCGTTTATTATGCAAGAAGTTGCTACTACTAATAACGCAAAAGTAATCCGCAAGTTAGAGAGCCGCTTAAAGCAGGTTCGATTGATGTTGTCATCTATTGTTGCTAACGGAAAGGTTGTATAATGAATCAATTATTAAAAGATATCGAAGACCTTGAGACAATTGCATATGGTGTTCGCAATGGTGTAAGTAAAAATCTTACACTTGATTTGATTGAGAAGATGATTGAAATTAAACAAGTAGATATAAGTATCTTCGAAACACAAATGGAAATGGAGTTTTTAAAAGATGGCATTAACCGCTCTTAAAGGTAAACCAGTCAAGCGTAAAAAAGCAGCCAAGGCTCGCCGTAAAACTACCGGCGCTGGTGCCGCACCTTTGGACAACTATAAAGTTGCCAAGGACTTCTTTCACTTTGATGTAGATAAGAAGGAATATGTACCTATAATTAAACAGTATGTAAAAAAGTTTTATGATAAAAAGACTGCAACATACATTCTGAAAAATAGTGATGCTAGTATGGCATTTAGTCATATTGCTTGTTACTGCCATTACATGAATAATGACAAAGCAGATCAAGTGCCTGAGGATAGTCACAACTGGATGTCAGGTAGATTTGGTGCTCTTGCAGAAAAAGGCGAATCTATTGTTGAAGAAGTCAAAGCAGTGGAAGCAGAAAAGCCTAAGAATGTCTATGTTCCTAGCATCCAAGATCGTATTAAGGAAGCAAGTGGAAACATTATTGCTGAGATAGAAGAAGCAGTTGATGATTTTATTGATAATCCGGACAAGTTCAAAGGTTTGGATGCTGTTAAACTATTCCGTAAACTAAATGTTAATCAAGCACACGCAAGACATATCCGTGCATTCTACGAAGGACCACTAGCAGAATACAAGATGCTACAAGAACCTGCTCGTGAACAAGACGAAGATTTGCGTGAAGGATATGCACACTTGGAAAAAGCAGCCATTAAGCGTGGCGTGACGTTGTTTAGTGGCATATTAGGTGCATGTGATCTTATTTCAGCAGAAAGCAAAGCAACTCGTAAGACACGCACACCCAAGCCTAAGAGTGCTGACAAGTTGGTAGCAAAAATGAAGTATTGTAAAGTCGACGAAAAGTACAAAGTAGCCAGCATAAATCCTGTTGAGATTATTGATGCTAGTGAAGTTTGGGTGTTTAATGTTAAGACACGCAAAATTGGAAAGTATGTTGCCGAAGAACATGCTACACTACAAGTCAAAGGTACTACACTACAGTTTTTTGACGAGAAGCAGAGTATTGCAAAAACACTACGCAAGCCAGAGCAACAACTATCAGACTTTAACAAAAGTGGTAAAGTGCAACTGCGTAAGTTCTTAGACAATATTAAAGGTGTTGAGACAAAACTCAACGGACGTATCAACGCTGATACTGTTATCCTTAAGGCAGTAAAGTAATAAATAGTGTGTAAGAACAGGAACACACTATGGCAACACTAGCAAGTTTAAGAGCAGACACAACTGATTATATTCGCTATCGCTTAGGCGATGGTATGGTTGATGTTGAACTAGATCCAGAACACTATGACAATAGCATTGATAAGGCAGTAAAACGTTTTCGTCAGCGCAGTCAAAATGCTTATGAAAGTTCATATGTATTTCTAAGTATTGTAACAGAACAGCAAGAATACACACTACCAGACGAGATAGAAGAAGTTCGTCAGGTGTATAGACGCAGTGTTGGTAGTGGCAGTAGTGATACTGGTACACAGTTTGAACCGTTTGAAGCAGCATTTCAGAACACTTACTTGTTACAAAGTGGACGCATAGGCGGCATGGCAACATATGAAATGTACTATCAGTATCAAGAACTAAGTGCTAGATTGTTTGGTGGGTTTGTAAATTTTGAATTTAACCCTGTCACTAAAGTTGTTACACTGCTTCGTAAATTTGGTGCAAGCGGAGAACAAGTTGTGCTGTGGACTTACAACCTACGTCCAGAAGCAAGATTACTACAGGACAGACATGCTGGACCATGGATTCAGGACTACGCACTAGCACTTGCAAAGTATACACTGGGCGAGGCACGTTCAAAGTTTAGTACAATTGCAGGACCACAAGGTGGCACTTCACTTAATGGTGATGCACTTAAAGCAGAAGCACAAGTTGAAATAGACAAACTCGATGAAGAACTACGCAACTATGTTGACGGTAGTGATCCACTCTCATTTATTATTGGCTAATAAGAGGACTTAATGATTATAGGAATTTGCGGATTGATTGGTTCCGGTAAAGGAACTGTCGCTGATATTCTAGTCGACCAAGGATTTAAAAAAGTAAGTTTTGCTGACAAACTCAAAGATGGTGTAAGCACAATCTTTGGTTGGGATCGTGCAATGCTGGAAGGAGACACAGATGAATCAAGACAGTGGCGTGAGCAGCGAGACGACTTTTGGAGTAATGAAACGAAAATGGAAGTCACTCCTCGTTTGGTGCTTCAGTTATTTGGTACTGATTGCATGCGTAATGGCTTTGATGAAGGAATCTGGGTAAGCACACTAAAGAAACACTTGCTAGACAATCCAGGTAACTATGTTATACCTGATGTACGTTTTCGTAATGAACAAGATATGATTCGTGAAATAGACGGAGAAGTATGGATGATAAAGCGAGGAGAGAAGCCTGATTGGTGGGCAAAAGCAACATTAGACAATGCCACTGGTAGCAACTTTATGTCTGATGAGGATATTCATACCAGTGAATGGAAGTGGATTGATACTGATGATCAGTTTCACGAGATTATACACAACAATGCTTCAATAGACGAACTTAGGCATCAGGTGTTAGGTCACCTCTGTGCCATCCCGTACTAATGAGTTCAGCGTTGCAGTTTAAGCAGACTGTTTTAAGATTACGGTTGCTTACGTTTTTGAGATTTCCATCTATATAAAATACAACAACTTGCGCTCTTAGCACAGGCTTAAACCCACAAGCCTCGCAGTTTCGTTTGAGTTTGTATCCACTATCAACCCATAATGGCTTTACAGGCTTGTGTAATTTTAAGCACTGTTCACACTTCTTCCTAAAATAAGGTTGCTTATCCTTATAGTAGTTTATTGCTCTAGGACGCTGTCCACATGTCTCACAAATAGGGCGTTGCATATGTTTATTTAACCATACCTTTAAAGGGATTCGCCAAATAAGGTGTTTTTATGGGTGTTCTTATAAATAGTTATAACGAATACAAAACCTTGATTGAGGAAGAAAAACATGGCACTAATATCACCAGGCGTAGAAGTTACAGTTATTGACGAAAGTAACTATGCTCCATCAGCAGCAGGAACAGTAGCAGCGATTGTTGTTGCAACTGCACAAGATAAGACAAGTGGTACCGGCACAGGCACAGCGGCAGGAACAACCGCAGCAAATGCTGGTAAGACATACTTGATCGGAAGCCAGAGAGAACTAACAAGTACTTTCGGTAATCCAACATTTTACAACACAGCAAGCGGCACACCGATTAACGGTTACGAGCTTAACGAATATGGTTTGATGGCAGCATACAGTTTACTTGGTGTTAGCAACAGAGCATACGTTATCCGTGCAGATGTTGATCTTACAGAACTAGCAAGTAGCACAAGTCGTCCACTAGGAAATCCTACAGCAGGAACAGTTTGGTGGGACATGAGTACAGATACACGCTGGGGCATTTTTGAATGGAACCAGAGCACAGGTGTGTTTACTAACAAAGTTCCAACAGTAATTACAAGCACAACAGATTTGTCAGGCGGTGTTCCGAAAACATCAATTGGCGCAATTGGCGATTATGCACTAGTTGCTACAAACACTAGTAATCCTGTGTACTACAAAAACCGTAGTAATGCTTGGGTCCTAGTAGGAAGTAGTAACTGGATGATTGCACATCCAACAATTTCTGGTACAGTAGCAAATGGCACTCTTGTAAGTGGTAACACAATTACTATTAACTCAGCCACAGTTACACTAAGTGGAACAACTGTAGCAGCTCTTGCAACTAGCATTAACAACGCAAGTATTGATGGTGTTACTGCAGCCGCAGTTGACGGAAAGATTGAAATTTATGCAACAAACCTTGCAGAATCAAATGGTAGTGTTGCAGATGGAAAAATTATTCTTGCAAATGCAAGTGGAACAATCCTAACTGTAACTGGACTAACAGCAGGCACATATGCAAGACCACTTATTGCACAGGACCCACATTACACAGTTCCAGCATGGAAGTCAACAGATACAACACCTCGTCCAGCAGGAAGTGTATGGGTTAAGACAACCTCAAGTAATAGTGGATTCCTAGCAGACGTTAGCACATATGATAGTGCAACTGGCGCATTTGTTGGTGGCAGTGCCCCAGCATATGAAAACGACCAAACTGCACTAAAGAATCTAGACACAACAGGCGGCAGTGCTATTACAGCAGGCAGTTTTTATGTACAGTATGATGTAACTGAGAATGATACAGTAACTTACAAGTTGTTCAAGCGTTATAGCACAGGTGCATTAAGTGTAACTGGATTGATTAATGCGGCAGCACCACTAACAGGTAGTGATGAATTTACTATCCAAGCAAGTGCAGCAAATAGCACAACACTAACAAGTGCAGTAACAGTTACAGTAAGTGGCACAGGTATTGCAGACATTGCAAGTGACATTAATGCTGCTAATGTAGCAAACGTAAGTGCAAGTGTTAACTCAAGCGGTTACTTGGTAATTACACATGCATTAGGTGGTGTGATTGTAATGAAAGACACAAGTGGTACTCCACTAGTAGACGCAGGTATTACAACAAGTATTACTACTAAGCAAGTCCGTGCAGGTAACAGTAGTGACATTATCCTAAGTAACTGGATTGCAGACACATATACTGCAAGTACAAGTTCACCTAGTGCAAATCCAACTGATCTTACATACTGGTATGCAGGTGGATTTGAAGCAGACATTATGGTTCACAATGGCACAACATGGCAGGGTTATCAAAATATAACTGACACACGCGGCTTTGCACTAGCAGATACAGATCCAGCTGGTGTTATCTTTAGTACTACAGCACCAACTGTACAAAGTGATAGCACTGTACTTGTTAACGGTGATTTGTGGATTGACACAAGTGATTTGGAAAACTATCCTGCACTTTACAGACGCGAAACTGTAAGTGGTGAAGCAACATGGGTATTAATTGATAAAACAGACCAAACCACAGAAAACGGAATACTGTTTGGTGATGCACGTTTTATGGGCGACGGAACAACAGACGTTGTGACTGGTACTATCCCAACGATTGCAACACTTCTTACAAGTGACTATCTAGACATTGACCGTCCAGACCCAACAATTTACCCACGTGGTATGCTACTGTTCAACACTCGCCGTAGTACATATGGTGTAAAGCGGTTTAGAAGTGATTACTTCTCACGCACTAACTTTAGTGACACAAGTGCATATCCAACGCTTCCTACAGAAACGGATGCATGGGTAACATCAAGTGGAAGTACATTTGGACGTAAAGCAGTTCGTAGTGTTGTTACTAATGCAATGAAATCTGCACTCGATGCAAGCACAGAGCTTCGTGAAGATGCAAGAATCTTTAACACTATTGCAGCACCAGGATATCCAGAGCTAATCAGCAACATGGTAAGCCTAAACAACGACAGACGTCAAACAGCGTTTGTAGTAGGCGATACTCCTATGAGATTAGCAGCAACAAGTACTGCTATTGAAAATTACGCAACAAACACTGCGGCAGCAACTGACAACAATGAAGATGGACTAGTTACTAGCGATGCATACTTGGGTGTGTTTTATCCAAGTGCAACAACAAATGACCTAAGTGGTAACACAATTGTTGTTCCAGCAAGTCATATGATGCTACGCACAATTGCTAGAAGTGATGATATTAGTTTCCCATGGTTTGCACCAGCAGGTACACGTCGTGGACTAGTAGACAACGTTGCAAGTATTGGTTACGTCAACAGCGTAACAGGTGCATTTATTAATGATAACATTCGTGAGAGTGTAAGAGATACACTGTATACAAACAGAGTTAATCCTATTGCATTCTTTAACGGAAGTGGCATTCTTAACTATGGTAACAAGAGTCGTGCAACAAGTTCTAGTGCGCTAGATCGTATTAACGTTGCAAGACTAGTTGGATATCTAAGACGTCAACTACAAACAATTGCTACAGGCTATGTGTTTGAACCAAACGATAAGATTACTAGAGACGAGCTAAAGCAGCAAGTTGAACAGACACTTAACGATTTGGTTGCAAAACGTGGCGTATTCGATTACTTGGTAGTTTGTGATGAAACAAACAACACACCAGCCAGAATTGATCGTAACGAACTATATGTTGATGTTGCTATTGAACCTACTAAGGCTGCGGAATTTATCTTTATTCCGATTAGACTTAAAAACACAGGTGAGATTGCAAGTGGAAACGTAGCGGCAGCAAGCACTGTTTAATAAAAACTAACAAATATGAGGGGTAAAAATACCCCTCATTTTTTATGACTGGAATTAGATAAATACTTTTATAATTAATTAGGAGCGAAACAAAATGTCAGTTTCATCATTAACAAAGTTTACAGTGCCGTTAGACGGTGATCAGAGTGCAGCAAGTCAAGGCTTGCTTATGCCAAAACTTAAATACCGCTTCCGTGCATCATTTGAGAACTTTGGTATTAGTAGTCCTCGTACAGAGATGACAAAGCAGGTAATGGATATTACACGCCCTAGTGTAACATTTGAAGAGTTTGAAATTCCTGTTTACAACAGTAGAGTGTACTTAGTTGGAAAACATCAGTGGGATTTGGTTACAGTTAATCTACGTGACGATGTTAACGGCGGTGTAACAAAGTTATGCGGAGAGCAAGTACAAAAGCAGTTTGATATGATGGAGCAGAGCAGTGCAAGTTCAGGCATTGACTACAAATTTATCACACGCTTTGAAATTCTAGATGGCGGCAATGGTGCAAACGCACCAAGTGTGCTTGAGACTTGGGAACTATACGGCTGCTTTATTCAGAACATCAACTACGGTGATCTTAACTATGCAAGTCAGGAACCTGCAACGGTTGCAATGAGTATTAGATTTGACAATGCTGTACAATCACCATTAGGTGATGGCGTTGGTGCTGCGGTAACGAGAACACTAGGTCAAACTATTACTGGCTAATAGGAGTTATTCCAAATGGCTAGTGTAAACCCACTACTATCACCCTTAACTCAAGGCGAAACAATGCGCGATTACAAACATGCGTCGCGCACTTTTGTTGACAACAACTTTGAATTACAGCCTAGACATGGGCATCTCTTTCATGTAGTATTTGAATTTACAGCAGAAGCACAAGGGCTATTCAATACAGTCGAAAAACTTGAGATGCCTATACTTGTGAAAACTATAGATTTGCCTACATATACTATTGATGTACAAACACACAACCAGTATAATAGACAAGTACAAACGCATCATAAAATTAATTACAATCCAATTAATGTAACGTTCCATGATGATGTTAAAGAACTTATTCGTAATCTCTGGCACAAGTATTATGTATTTTACAGTGCTGATCCAACCTACAGTTTAGACAGTAACAGTTATAATACACAGGATAGATACGCAAACAGAACCCAACAACAGTGGGGATTGCAGCGCGGCAATAAGCGTTTCTTTAAAAATATTAAAATATACAGCATGCACAATCATAAGTTTGCAGAGTATACAATAATTAATCCTATTATTACAAGTTTTAATCATGACAGTCATGCATACGCAAGCGCAGGATTAATGCAGCACAGTATGCAATTACAGTATGAATCTGTAAAATATGCTACAGGATTTGTAAATGATGTAGGACCAACTGGCTTTGGTGAAATACATTATGACGTTGAAACTAGTGATCTTAGCAATGGTAATCAGTTTGGACAAGCATTTATTGATGGGCAACTAGTCAATACAAATGGACAACGCCCACAGGATTTGTTTAACGGCAATACGCAAGCAACTATAGGAAGCCAAGGTATACTGTTTGACAACCTATCAAATTTAACATTTGGTAATGTAATTAGTACAGCGTTTGGAAAAGTTGCAAGTAACATTTTGACAGGGCAAAAACCTACAAGTAATATACTAGTACCATTTATTGGTAAAGCAAGTGTACGAGATCTTAATGCAAACGATATTGCAAGTATTGTAGTTAATAATCAAACTAATAGTGGAACAAATGATAGTATAAGTAGTCAAGGACAAAGTATTGGAAATGCGCTGTTTACAGCCACACAATCTAGTTCGCAGTTACCTAGTATAGGTTATGCTAATACTATTCCTAATACAACTGGTACAGTGGGCGCACCTAATAAAATAAGTAGTGTAACAACTTATAACAAATCAAGCTCTAGCGCAGGCACTAGACAGCAAGCAGCGGCTTTTGCACAACAGAGATTGCAAGATCCCAATATAAGTGCTGAACAGCGAGCATACTATCAAGAAAAGGTAAGGTTAAGTAATCTATAATGGCACAAGAATCCAATTTACCAATAGTAAATCCTGCAGATAATTTTGACCAACGTGTACAAGATTATTTCACTAACTATTTTACTGCTCCTATCAATATGACAGATCAGGAATATGAGGCAGCAAAAAGTTTTTTTGTAGCAAGAACTAATAATGAACAAGCCGCCGCAGCATTAACAGCGGCTACTATACAAGCAGCAAACGAACTAGACTTGTTTATACTGGATGTTATTGAAGAATTTAAAACCACTGGTGACTTAAAAAGTGCTATCCCTACATTTTTAAACATGAGTCGCAGTGGCAGAAGTCTACTGGGATATGAAGCAAACATTACCCCAAACGAGAATATAGCACGCCAAGTGGAGGCGTAAATGTTTAGTCGTAACAAATATGCTAATGGCATATACACCATAACAAATCCTAGCAAATATAACGGTAATAAAGAACCTAGATATCGTAGTGGATGGGAACATGCATTTATGCGCTTTTGTGATAACAATCCAAGTGTAATAAGTTGGGCAAGTGAAGCAATTACAATACCTTATCGTAATCCACTTACTGGCAAAGGTACAATATATGTGCCAGACTTTATTGTAATGTATCAAGACAAACGCGGCAACAAGCATGCTGAACTTATAGAAATCAAACCCAAAGCACAGACCATGCTCACCGAAAAGACTCGCGAAAAGGAAAAACTTACTATTGCTATTAATCACGCAAAGTGGGAAGCGGCTGCTAAGTGGGCAAAGCATAATGGACTACGCTTTAGAGTAGTAACAGAAGATGATATTTTTCACAACGGCAAACGCTAGGGATAACTATTAGTATGACAAAAAAACTAGAAGAATTATTTGATGTAGCACCTGCAGATGAACTAAACATCACAGCAGAAGAAAATAGTGCAGTCGTAGAGGCTGTAACTGCTAAAGATTTGCCGCAAATACAGACAGCTCTTACTAATGTAGATAAGATTGATGCTGCATTACCCAGCGTAAGCGAACTTGGTACTAGTGATAAAGAGATGGATGACATTGCTGTATTAGCACAGGATACATTCAAAGACTTGATGGATTTAGGCATGAACGTAGAAGCACGTTTTAGTGGTGAGATTTTCAGCAATGCTGCTCGTATGTTGGACACAGCACTGAGTGCAAAGAACGCAAAAATTAATAAAAAATTGCGCATGGTTGATTTACAACTGAAAAAAGCAACATTAGATGCTAGACTTGCTAAAGAAGCAAAAGCCAATGGTGAAGAAATTGAAGATGGTGACGGACAGACAGTTGATCGTAACCAACTTCTAATGGAAATACTAGGCAGAAACTCTGAACAAAAGTAATAAATACACTACTATATAAGGAACACTGTAATGAAAAGTTTAAAGAGTTATCTCGTTGAAAGCGAACACACATACAAGTTTCGTATTAAAATGGCTGAAAAATGCGATGACGAAACAATGAACGCACTGGAATCTGCACTGGAAAAATACGAAGTTTCAAGTATGAGCAAGCCAAAGAAAACTCCAATCCAAGAACATCCCATGGATTTTCAAACACTGCAAAATGCAGAAGTGTTTATTATGGACGCAGAACTAAAATATCCTGTAACTGCACATCAACTATATGAATATATTAGTCAAACAATTGGCGTCCCAGCAAGTCACTTAGTAGTAATTAACAGTGATCATCCTGAAGAAATTGCTCGCGAAGAAGCACTTAAAGAAGAAGATAAAGAATACGAAGCAAAGTTAGACACTGACTATGAAGATGCAAACAATGCTAAAGATAGTTTTGGTGATGAGTATAATGAAAACATGCTTAAGACTATAGAAACACGCAAACACGAGTTTGCAAAAAAAGGAGAATAGCAATGGATATTGCATCACTAAGAGCGAAACTAGATAATATCGCAGAAGAACTAGCCCAGCTACCTGAGCAAGACACTGTTGCGATTGAAGAAGAAGAAATTGAAGAAGTAGAACAGCCTGTAGAAGAAGATCATCACGAAAAAGATGAGGACGGAAACGTCATTCCTCACGATGAGATTGAAGAAGAAGCAGTTGAGGAAGCAATGGTAGAGATTCCTGTACAAGAACTTGCAGACATCATGCAACTTGCAGGATATACTGACTATGCAGAACGCATTGAAGAGTATGCTAATGAGCCTGATGAGCAGTATATGGATGCAGAAGAGCAAATGATTGGTCTAAGCGGTGGACTAAATGGTCCTAAGACTATGCATACTCCTGCAGCAGGCGGCGACAATCCAATGGATAAAGAAGCACTTAAAACTGTAGAAGAAAATCTTTACAAAAGTTATCAAGATTTTTTAGAAGAAGCAGAAATTAAAGAAGATTAAATCTTTAAGATATAAAGAAAAGCGGCTATATAC